AAATTGGTTTTTGGGGTTCCCCCCTTGAATGTCAGGGGTATGTAATAGTAGAATATTTACAAGCAAAACATTAAATAAAAAACGACACTAAGACAGTTGATATTACAGATTTTATCTCAGAATGAGTTCGACTCGATGATACATTATCTGTTTGTAAAAGATTCCAAAACAATGAGTTTAAATTCGGAGACTCCACTCACAATAGAAAAAACTAATAAATCATACAAAGCCGTCGTCGATGAATTATTAGCGATACCATCTTCTACTCCTTGTTCTTTTCCAATCTTTATATCTTGGAACAACGAGGATGATTACCTATTGGATGGAGAAGTTCTTACAGGTAGAAAATATGTGGATGTAGGAATGATTAATCTCAATTATGTGGCGCCTGACGCATCCTTAAAACCTTATGGATGTGAGAACAATGAGAATCCACCAGAAGGACATTACAATGTCAACGAGGAAAAACATAATAAATATTACGCATTTGGATTGTCTGACTGGTCAAAAATAGTTGACAATGAAATCATCAGTGAAATAACAGAATTGAAGGAATATGAGTTATTGGCTGAGATTCTTTGGGAATTGACTTTCTATGGATGGACTTCAAAAGAACAAGAAAATTTCTCTGATATGTTGTCCGAAAGAGTCGAAGAAGCAAAGAAAGAAATAGAAGAAGGAAATTGTATAAAATTTCCCAAAGAAACCGAAAAAGGATTGGATGTTATAATTCCTGATTGTGTGTCTAGGGATTTGTTTTCTCAAAAGCCAGTAAAAAATTCAGCGGAGGGATCAGACTAAAATATGAAAGCCATAGTAGCAATGTCTTCAAATTGTGTAATCGGAAATCAGGGGTCTTTACCTTGGCCCACCTTGAAGGAAGATTTCCATTTCTTTAAGAACGTCACCAAGAATCAAAAAGTAGTAATGGGAGCCAGAACATACCGTTCATTACCCCGACCTTATTTAAGTGATAGAGATATCTACGCTGTATCTAGGACAGGACAATACTATATAAACAAATATCCTCTTGTAAATTGTAATGTACATCATGTTTCATTCAAAGACCCAATTCCTCAGAATTTTCCACACAAAGATTCTTGGTTGTGTGGAGGGTCGGAATTATATAGTTTCTTCCTTCCTATTTGTACGGACTTGTATCTTACAATTGTGTTAGATGACTATGAAGGTGACGTATTGATGCCGGCGTTTGAACATCTATTTTCACAACAAAGGTTGATAAAAGAATATAGTAATATGTGGATAGTCCATTACTGGAATAGAACATCATTAATAGACGAATCATATCGTGATGGATTCGACGTAAAACTTTCTGGACAACCAAATCATAATCCTTATGAACACGATGCACCGGCTTCGTCTGAGATTAGACAAAAAGCAATAGACAAATGGAATACGGGATACAAAGACTCTCCCACATTATTATGACTAATACAGAATTTGAAATGAATAAATGGAAACAGACAGAAGTTCAAAATTATGTAGTTGATTATTATGTAATTAAATCTCCTCCTAAGTTAATAGAATTGAGACTTCGATTGACTTGTAAAAATCAATTTACAACTAAAATTGACCCAAATGTAGCAATGTCAGAATGTAAAAGAATAAAAGACTATATGGTTAAAGAGGGATATTTAGATGACTCTATTTCTGACACGTATCAATTTGATGATTTAGCCATCAATGTTTTATTTATTTATAAAAGAAATGTCAATACAGAAGCCACTATCTTTGATAAGTTTTGTGTGTGGTTAAGGAAAAAAATATATGAATGATGTAGATAAAGAATATTTTCGGCTGATTGACCTTATTATCAACAAGGGAAGAGTCAAGAAGAACCGAACCGGCACAGATACAATTGGTGTATTTGGAGAACAGGCTAAGTTCAAAGTGGATATGGATGCCTTTCCTATTCTTACTACCAAGAAGGTTTGGTTCAAAGGCATATTCCATGAATTACTATGGTTCATCAAAGGAGATACAAATATCAAATATCTCGTGGATAATGGCGTTCATATATGGGATGAATGGGCATATACAAAATATAAAAATGTATCTGATGCTAATAAGTCACGGCATATTTCAAATATCCCGGGATATGAAGATTACAAAGACAGCCATTGGGAAGATATATCCCAGCAGGAATTTGTTCGTAGAATTAAAGAAGTTCCACATTTTTATGAACGTTGGGGTGACTTGGGTGAGGGAACTTATGGTGGAATGTGGCGCTCATTTCCTTACTGGGATGGAAGTTGGATTATTAGTAAAGAAGATGTGACACATGTTGATCAACTTCAAAAGATTATTGATAAGTTGAAATCTAATCCAGATGGCCGACGAATGATTGTATCAGCTTGGCATCCATATTGGATTGACCATTGCGCCCTACCGCCATGTCATTGTCTATTCCATTTCAATACAGAAGAGTTAACATTGGATGAACGATTACAAATCTTTTCTAAAGGATGGGATGTGTTAGAAGCACGAAAACAATGGGCATCTGGATCAGTTAAAATTGATGAACACGAAGCTTTGGACGAACATTGTATTCCTCGCCGGCGCTTGAACTGTTTGTTATACCAACGTAGTTGTGATACATTCCTCGGCGTTCCATTTAACATTACTTCCTATTGTCTTTTGACAGCGATGATTGCTCATTGTGTAGGAATGGATCCAGGAGTGTTTACTCATACTTATGGTGATCTTCATATCTATTCTAATCACCTTGAACAAATAAAAGAACAGATGACCAGAAATTCTATGGTGCTTCCGAAGTTATGGATTAACCCAAACGTAAGAGATTTGTTTTCTCTTAAATACGAAGACATTAAACTCGTTGATTACCAAAGTCATCCTGCCATTAAGGGTGAGGTTGCTGTATGAAAGATTTCAAATTTAAATTAGGTGATAAGACTAGAGATGTGTGGGCAGGTGATCTTGTGTCAACTTGTGAATACCTTGGAGACTTAGGGCAGGGCCGAATGCTCTTCTATGATGTTACATTCAAATGTTTCCGAAGAGTATTCATTTTCGTGCAAGATGGAATCCCACACATGAATGGTTGGGATTGTTCCGACCAACCTTCTAAATTGTTATGAAAACCAAATAGGCACAGTCAAATGACCCTTAAATAAAAATATATAAATACTCTTTTCCATTAAAGGATAGTCTATTTATCATTAGTACGTAGAACATACTGTATTATGAAAAATGAAAAATTTGACAATAAATGTCGTCTTGTTAATCTTCTAAAGAAAACAAAATCCCTCACCGAATTCTTCTTCTTCTTCTTAATCCGACACCCAAAAAAATCAATTTTAATTTCATTGCTGATTAGTTTGGTTATTATTTTTTTCAGTCCTGACAGGGTTCCTAATAAAGAAAAAGTTTTGAGACATCTCGACAACATTACAGTTTTGGTGGATGCTACAACAGAAGAAGGAAAGGGAGGATTGGGAACAGGCACCTTGTTTTCGAGGAAAGACGAAAAAGGAAACATCGTTCACTTTGTTTGGACGGCAGCCCACGTTGTTTCATCATTAGAAAATCCACCCGATGAAAATCTATATATAACTTTTAAGGATCTAAAGGTAATGAAGATAAACTTAGTCGGAGATACTAGAATAGAGAAAGTTTCTTATGACGCTAAAGTTATCAAATTTAGTATGTCAGATGATTTGGCAGTATTAGAAATTACCGAAAGAAATTTGTTCAAAGATTCGGTATCTTTCTCTGGTCCAGAAATGGTTAATCCAGGAAGATTTCTTTACCATATAGGTTGTTTATTTGGTGAACAGGGGTATAATTCATTGTCGGAAGGAATCATGTCGGCCAATGGTAGAATACACAATAGAAAGGTGTTTGACCAAACAAGTACTGTAGTATTTCCGGGTTCATCAGGCGGAGGCGTATTTAATGAGTCAGGAGAATATATTGGTATGGTTACGTTGATGCGACAGGCAAATATGAACTATATCATTCCCATGAGACGAATCATTAATTGGGCGGTAGAGAATCATGTAGATTGGGCATTAAGTGATTCTGTTCTTATGCCTAAGGAATATGTTCGTCATAATTTATACAAAGATTCAGACCTAGATTCTGATGTAGAATTTTTGTCTTTTAGAGCAAGAGAGGCCAATTCACAATTGCAACAACAATTACTCATACAAGACTCTGAAATTAAAAAATTGAAAGAATTATTAGATAATACAAGAAAAGAATTAAGACTCACTAATTCTCCTATTGTTCATACTAATTTGATTGACCCCAACAATTTCATATTTCGATTTTTCTCTAAAGAATAGTGGTTGACAGTCGTTTCATTGGATGATATAGTTTATCCATGAACGAGTATGTACTCTACATATTAATGAGAAACGACCTTCCGAGTATGAATGTCGGAAGGGCAGCCGCCCAAGCTTCTCATGCAGCAAATGCCTTCATTCATTCTTTCGGAAAACGAAAGGATGTGAAGGAATGGCAAAAATCTACACTTCAAGGATTTGGAACAGCAATAATTCTTTCGGCTGGTTTTGAAACTATCTATCATATTATAAAAGAATTGCCACAAAATACTCCCGCGAAAATGGTTTATGACCCAGAATATGGAATGCCTGTAACAGAAGAAGTATTCAATCTTATTGATTCTGCCAAGGTGGTTGGAAGTCCCATAATCAAAGATGATGGAACAATCGTGTTCTTCCGTTGTGTAGATACTTGTGCTTTTATTTTTGGCAAAAAAGACGAATTGTTCAAATATGTTGGAGAGCTACCTTTGTTCCCTGAAAATCATGAACGAAAACATTAAATTTAGAGTCTGGGATAAAAACGAAAAAAAGTTTTTAACCTATCCATGTTATTTTAATCATTTGGATTTTAATGAATTCACTTGTTTTGAAAGGTATTTTAAATTAGATGAAGATGGATGTTTTATTCAGCAATTTACTGGCCTCAAAGACAAGAACGAGAAAGAGATTTACGAGGGTGATATTATTAAATACACCCCCTTCAATCAAAAAGATTATAAGGATACTATCGTAAACGTTCCTGACTTGATATCATTTCATTGGTTTGCTGAATTACAAGAAATGTTACAAGAAAGCAACAAGTGTGAAATCGAAGTAATTGGTAATATTTTTAAGAATCCAGAATTGCTAAAATAATATGTTATATTTCAAGCATAAAAAACCTAGTAAAAACATAGGGAAAAGTTCAGGTAAAAAATTCGTGTTGATGTTCGAAATAAACAGCTATTTTCTTAGAGAAGATGGTTCAAAAGAATTGGTTAAAGAAGATGCCACTATGGATTTATTATCTTTCTTAAGAGACGAAAAAAAAGAATTAATCGCTTATTATTTAAAAGAGCAAATTGATTGGTAAATTAATATAATATGAAAAAAATCAAATCTATATCAGCCGTTCTATGTTTCATTCTACTGTTTGTGGTACTTATCTTCGGTTCTGTCAAACTTGGTAAGTATATGAATTACAAATTATACTATCAATCATATATTCAGAAAGAGCTATTGCCTCTACAAAAAAGAATGGATGTATTAGAAAATAGATTAAATT